TGTTTTACTCCTAAAGGATGTTCAATATACCGCTAATGGTCCATTCATAAGAACCTGTAACAGTAATCGGTCCAATGATTGCGGCGTTAATAGATGTAGCAAACGTGCTAGTTGTGTTCACGTCGATAGTATTCCAGTTCTGGAAGAAGTTATTCGCTGTGGTAATGTCGCCTACAGTTACAGATGGGTGGACAACCGCCGCCCAAGAAAGTGAACTTCCATCAGTCTTTAAGAAGTATCCAGAAGTAACAACACCTGCATCCATCTTTGCTAGATTGACAGTTCCGTCTGCTGGGGTAATGGTTGTTCCAATATCATTGATTCCAATGATTTCCCAAACATCCCCAACAAGAAGTGTAGCTCCGCCAGTTAAAGTTAACCTTGTCGGAGTCCCACCTATCGTATAGGAATTTGTTGCCTGTTTAACACCATTGATTGTAAAAAGCAATGATTGGATATTAGGCGCATTCCAAGTCGCATCGACATATGTTTCACCACCACTAGCCGTAGTAGGGCCAGCATTTCTAATATCACTCGATTTGAGCTGGGTTCTTCCTAGATATGACATTATGGTGTAATCTTTAGAACGGATGCAAAAACAGTTAAATTACCACTTGCATCCGAAGAGGTTGCGTATAACTTGTCATCCGATTCTAAATTAAGTTTAATTCCATCTAAAACAAGAACCGAATCCGCAGGGACTGGAACAGTAGAAGAAACAGGAAAATAAGTTGTAGCGCTATTATCATAAACTTCTAAGGTTACATTAATAGAGTCTGTCCCATCAGTATTAGCAACCGTGCAAGAATGTATCACAGCGGTCTGTCCAACCGGAGAGGTTGGAACGCTATAAACTAAAGTGCGGACAGTGTTTGTTAAGTTAACCGCCCCGAAGGTGAAATCATTAGCCATATTATTCTCCTAGCCCAAGGCAATCGCCATTGCGACGGCTGTGCCAGCAGGATCGCCAGCAACTGGAGTCCCCCATGACGCATCAGTTCCATCATTTGTTAAAAACTTCCCAGATTGGGTTGCCATGTTGGGAACAATGGCTGCTGTTGAAGTGCTGGGGAAGGAATTTTTTAAAACCAACTTGACCATTTTTAGATGATCGTCCCCCTGACTTACAGGGTCGGTAGTTGTTGGGTTTGTATCAACAAGTTGAGTTACCCAAGAAGCGACTTCTAGTGACATGCTTCCTCCTTATGACAGTTCAAATATGCCATTAGCGCTTGGCGCAATTGTTAATGTATTATCCTGAGCTAAATTAAATGCTGTAGTAGTTAACTGAGAATAAGCGATTAGCTTTCCGCTGTCTTTGTATAACACAGCATACTGAATGCTGGATATATCAGCACCGGATGCAGTCCATACCATATTGGCTGCGCCAAATCGATACTTGTCCGTCGCCACAGAAGCCCAAGTTTTACTAGCCATATTTTTACCGCCAGTAACATACCCACCAGCCGCTGCTACTTCACCATTTAATGATGCGTAGGTGCTTAATGTTTTAGTAGTTACAGTGGTTGTTGCGTTTGTATATATTGCCATCTTGAACGTATTAGCAACTATATCAAATTCAGCTTTCCCTATATACTCTCTAAAGCTGTTATAAAAAGTCCATGCACTCGCAGCCATATCAATTTACCTCCCCATTTAAAATTTCTGGATTGTTTATTAAGTAAGAAATCAATCCATCACCATGAACAATCATTTCGTAATGCTCTCCAGTCAATGAAACCATCTCGATAAACTCCTTCGCTTGATGGTATTGCGCTACAGTGCATTGAAAACTCCTTTCTCCAACCACCAAAGTAATGACTTCTTCATCATCATTTTCAGGTTGCTCGTAAGCGTGATGGCTTCCTATAATACAACTGTCAAATCCAAAAATTTCAAACTTTGGAAACCCCAACATTCTTAACAAATGAATTGACCGAAGCATGACAGTTGACCCACCAAGGACAGGAAAATAGTCCTTGTGCGCCTCACCATACTTCTCGTTTAAAATTGACACTGTTTCTTCTTCAGCAGTATTACAGTGCCACATATGAACATTTTTACCTTCAAGCTTTTCAAAGACTGATGGATCGCACTGAGAAGCAATAAAATATTTGCACTCACTATGAATCGGATCGACAAACCTATTATTAAATTCTCTAGGATCTAGCATCACCATTCCAGCAGGGCGCAGCCCTCTATCCATGCAATACTTGTAAGAACCATTAGCGGTTATAACAGGCATTCGGTCTTGATGATATTTCTTCAACAATAACTCGAAATCTTCTTCTAAAGAAGCGCCACCACCAACAAGAGCGACCACTGAATCCCATTGCGTTTCATAAGGAGATATTTGCTCAACACTTAATTCAATATTCTTTCTTATGTTAGCTCTTGTTAACTCTGGATTATGATTAACTCCAGCGATAACTTCAGGGATAGGAACAATTTTTGGCGCAACAGCAATGGTAGGTGGGAAAGATTCTATTTTACTTTGTATCATCCTTTGTAAGTCATCCTAATTTCAAGTCCCTTAGCGCCAGTCGATATCGCATCCACATCAATCCTTAAAACATCACCTTCCGAAACCCTATTAGTGGTTCCAGAAGAATCAATCACAGGCGGTACGGCTGCGGTTATAGAATCGGCCTCTCCCACATCAATTGTAACAGGCGTCGTTAAAACGTCCACGCCTGTAGTTTCATTGTGCAACTGCACAGTAACTTTTGTAACTCCAGCGCCCACCGTAAATATGTGAGCGTTGATCGCAAATAAGTTTAATAGATTAAGCGCATTAGGAACAACAGTCCTAGTGATGCCATCTCCAACGTAAGTTGGAATATCATCTGGAATACACTTCATAACAATCGTTCTTTGAAAGAACACACTATCGTTTGGAGATATTTTCTTTGTAGTACTTGTTCCTGTATCCCAGTAAACAATAAAATCAGTTGTTCTATCCATCGAAGCACCCGTATCATAGGTGTCGATCAATTCCTGCTTGGTATTTAAACCAGTTAGGTTATCATCCATTTCAGCAAATGTTAATGGAGAACCTTTTACGGATCTGAGAGTTAAAGTGGCCATTTAAGTTATCCCTGTTAATCGTTTACGCAGTAACCTACGTCCCAATAAAAATTCTGAACATATGGGGCAATCCCGTATGGGAAATTGCGTGGTTGTTTTTCATAAAACTTTTTACCATCAGTCATTATGTAAGCAACGCGGCGACGAGGATAATTTCTCTTATTTCCTATTCTAAATCTTCTTGCCATCAGTAAGTTGCCTCAACCGCTGGCTCTAAAGAACCATGTTGTCTAAATCTTGGTGGGATCGGATCCATGTCGTAAATCCTAGATAATGCATCTAAGAAGTCAGGATGGATGGTTGGAAATAAATCATATTCATTCCTCTTTACCCAATCAGCCAAGTCATAAGCATGTCCTTCTTCATCTTTTCTAATTATCTTTTTAGAAATAAGAAAAGACTGCTTCCTTTCTTTTATATCTTTTTGGTGAGAGGTTAATCTTTTCTCATCCGTTCTATAAGGAAAGAAAAAAGAACCATCTTTTAAATCCGGCTCTAGTCTTTGTATGCGATCTACCTTAGACTGAGAGTTTCCCCCTCCAGCCCAATTCAATTCATATACTGGAAATGCGCTGCCATCTATCCTCATCATTTCCTTGAAGTGTTCAATATCAGATTGCGCTCCATATCGTTCATAGCCGATTTTTACTTCTCTAACACCGGGAGCGGCTTTCCATTTTTTTCTTATTTGTCTTATGAAGTTCCATCGCTCAGATAAACTCAAACGATGACAAACCCCATCAAGCAAATACTTATTGTAATTAGCGTCTACCCCCACCACAGCTACAGCCGTTCTATTAGAAGATTTCTTACGCGAGTGGGCGGGATCACACATGATGTATACGTTTAAAGTGTAAGGGCGTATCTCCCACTCCCTCCACCATTCATCCTTGAAAGAAACATCAGAACCTATAATCGGATTCAATAATTGTTGACAAGCAACAATGTAAGTAGAAGTTGTTTTCTTTATCTCTTCCCACCTTTCCTTTGCTAGGAAGATAGGATTGCCATCCATCTGACCATTGTCTGTGGCAGGATGTATTCTTGGCTTTACAGCCGCTCTCTGAAGAATAGTTCCATAGGTGTCACCGTATGAATACCTCGTTCCGGCATACTGATATCTCGGAGAGTGTGTCGAACCCAGATTAAGAGAAAGCTCCCACGATGTGGTTGTCTTTTTTATCTGCTCTGGGGTGGTAACCGCATCTTGAACTACCACATCATCATAAATAATAAGATCAAAATGTCGTCCAGTAGGCTGACCATCAACAAGGCCATGAGCCTCGATGGTTTGCTCTTTAGGGTTAGCCATGCGTTTAACGCAAATTCCTTCATTCTCGGCCCATTTGGGAGCTTGTAGGCGAGGTTTCTCCCAAAGAATGTCAGGATATAATTGCTTGAGTTTTGCATTGGTGTCAAACTCCTGCATTATCTGACGTAAAAATGGTTTAGCTTGTCTTGCCGAATAGGATAACAAGCCAATAGTGATATCAGGATTACACAATATTTCCTGAATCGCGCCTAAAAAAGTAATGATTGAACTCTTGTAATGAAACCGCGCCCATAAGTCTAAGTGACTATCTCGATGGGCCTCTACCTCTCTGGATCGTTCATATATCCACGGATGCAACATATCATGGCGATTACACAGAAACACGCCAAGGTAATACCGATCAAGTTGACCCAGAGTACGAATAAAAGTGTCATCAATATTAGGGTCGCGATGACAGTCAGCGTATGCCTCAATAACCTGATCAAATGGGGCGGTGGCTGCCCATTCAGCAAACTTGGTTGCAGCGTTCCCATTATTATTATTTTTATAAACGCTCTTTGCTATAATAGGCAACACACCGCCACCTTACCTTTTCTTATATCCAGAAGCGTAGGCTGCTCTTTGTTGCGCCTCTGCTTGCTTTTTGTTTGGATAGCATTTTCCTTTATCTCCCCACTTCCAGCCTTTTGATCCGCTTTTTAAAGAGCATCTCTTAATAGGCATTTGGATTTGACATAATTGGATTGCGTAAAGAAGACGCTCCAGTTGTGTCTTGATTGTAGTTAGGATCTGGCGCTTGCTGGGTCATTGATGTAAAAGAAGGAAGCTGCTGCTGAATCCCCATATCAAGAGGAGGCGGCATGTTAGATTCAGGATACATGGGAGGGCTTGGTTGAGGCATAGGCTCAAGTGTTGAAGAATAAGGAGCTTGCTGCAAAGGCATTTGCGTAGGCATAGCTGGAGCATTCACTCCTCCCGCTTCTTGATTCGGTAAAGGGGGGAGAGAGATCTCTGGAGAATTCATCTTCTCTATTTGAGCGCCTAACATGTCGGCAATAATATTGCCCATTTGTTGATTATTCATATTTAAATATCCTAGTGAATGCTCTTTGCAACCTTCTCAACGCCTTTACCAAGTGCCTTCTCCATAATCGCATCAATATCGACGCTTTTCTTAACTTCAATTGTACCTGTATGTTCAATTTCCTTCTTCTCTTCTTTCCTGTTTGAATTCCATCCAAAACGATTAACCATATTTAGCAACCAAAGATTTGAATTAAATCCTCTTGTTTCTAAATTCTCTCTCCCTTGTCTGATCCACCAAGCCTCAGATGCCTCCTTGCCAAGATTGATCACCTCCCTGAAGTCGTTTTTAACAACATCCGTTCCCTTCATCCATCGATTAAATGTTGAGCGGCTAACCCCCATTTCTCTTGAAGCTTCCGCTAATGAGCCGCCATTGTCAAAAAGGGCTTGAAGTCTACGGCGTGTTATCACAGTCCATACGTCATTAAATTTACTTTTTCCTGCCACTTCTAATCCTCGGTCTTCCGGGGCTTACGCTCCGATTTGTTTTACGAGAGGCAACGGAAAGATTGTTCCTTGAGTTGTTTTTAGGATTACCATCCTTGTGGTGAACATCTTTTCCGTCCCCTCTGCGAACTGCCCCGGTCTTAGCTAATTTCCTTCTAGCTAAAACACGAGATGATCTATTAGCTCTTTGCTTAGGGCTTGAATGATAATTATCGTATTCTTTACGGTAATCTCTAGCCATTACCTAACCTTAGTCGCTAAGATTTTATCTAGCATGTTCTCTATAGTTTCCAACCTGTATAGCATAACATCTAGATTCTTTACGGACTTGGCTACCTCTTCTTGGTCACCCGTAAGTTTTTTTAAGTTATGAATTTCGATTCCACAATTTTTCGCTTCGGCTTGAAGAGCTGGAATAGCTATTCCTTGTATGCCAGCTAGACGCTCTACTTCAGCAGAGATGTCCGAAGCCCACCAGATTGCTCCACTGGTCTGCACAACAAGGAATATTATCGCACTGAAGAATTTAGCGTCTATATTCATTTTCTTTTCTTCTTCGCTTTCTCAAGAGGTCCGGGCAATAACCACCCTAGAATCATGGGAATTACAATCACCAATATAAGCAACCAACCTCCCATACTTACGAGATCTCCCAAAAGCGTCCAGAAGTTATCTGGCGCACAACTAGCTGCTGTAGGCATGTTGCCTCCCTTCGATGGACTCATCGCGTCCGCAATCACACTTGTCACAGAGGCACCGCCCGCTGCCGCCAACAACACAGGAGCAGTCCCCGAGGTCGCAATCGATGCA